CGTAACCCTGTATCACTTTTGCGCGTAGCAAAGCGTTGTCTGATGCGCCCGACCATTCCGACAAGGAGTTCCAAATATCTGCGTAGTTTTGGGTACTGCATACATTTTTATCCAGCCAATCCAACATGGCTACACGGCGCTCCATAGGATCGTGTATCGTCCATGCAATCACATACAAGTCTTGTATTGAACAACCCTGTACCGGCTTGGGCTTCTCTATTTTCTCTGGCGGGGTTGCCAAAAGGATTAACTTGTTTTCTGCCGCCGACACCGTTATCAGCATCAAAAAGATTAAGAGAAACAAACGCATTTAACACAAACTAGCCCTTGTTAAACCAATGCAAAAAGTAACCAGCAACACTACCCAAGGCAGAAACAATAGTCATGCCCATCCAAAAACCGCCTTTGCTTTGATTTGCCATTTCAACAAGTTTGTCAATTGACGTTTCCAGTTTGTCAATCTTGTTTGACATTTCATCAAAACGGCGCTCATAGGATTGCACGCGCTCCCACAAAACGCCGTATTTAATAGGATCAAAAGAATCAGGTGTCATGATTTTTGGATAAATGCAAGTGCGTAATAAGTTGGCAGGTTAGTGCCAACGCTACTTGTCACCGATGACGTAAAGCCACCCGTATTGCCAACTGCATAGGTGTTACCAGCACCAACAACAAACGAATCTTTCAGATTGGGAGTGCCGTTAGAACCATCGCACAAGTAATAGCCAGTTGGAATTGACGCAATAGAACCCGACCACATAATGATGCCGCCCGATGGAACTGCGCTAACCGCCGATGTGGTGCCAATGATTCCATACAGGTTGTCGTATGTACCAATAACGCTGTTTGCGGAATCGGTTAGAACAAACTTGTAGTTAGTGCCTGCTGTTAGCCAAATCTCTTGCGGTGGGCGACCATCCGTACCCAACTGGATCGGATTTGTGTTAGCCGCAGTACCCGCAGACGTTGTGTACGTTGCCGCAGGCGTTGTAGTGCCAGCCAGGTAAGTGTAGATATATCCCCCATTTAGAGGGATGCCGGTGGTGGTAAAGAACTGGAATCCGTTACCGATGGGTGAAAGATTGACTGCCATTATTTGCTTCCTAAGTTCTTGATGTCATTAAGTTTATATGTAATGCCAGCGCCTTCTTTGAAAGGTGCAGCATTTTTTGCTGCCAATTCTGCCGCTGCTTGTTCTGCTGCTATACGCTCAGTACGACCTTTTAACACTTCTTTGCCTGCGCCGTATGCAAACCCAAGGGCTGGATTATGGGCAACCAAAGCACCATGTAAAAGTGTTTCAGCGCTCTTTTTAAGAAATTGAGTTGCAGGGCTAGGCTCTTGAGCAATTGCAGTCTTAGACACATTAGAGTATTTTCCTGCCCCTGTATGGTCAGTAATAGCAGAAACATCAGCCAAATCATTTAACAAACCAACGCCTTCCGGTGGCATCATTGTTCCAAGATTTGTTCTATAAATTGTGCGAATTTGTTTGTTTAATGACGCTTGGCTAATAACATCATTTGGGCTACCTTTTACGCCGCTTGCTTTTGCAATTTGGTCAATGACCGCAGCGTTTAATCCTTGATGCGATTCAGAATTTTGACCAATTTGGTCAATCAACCTTCTAACTTGAACATCAGGAGTTTTGTGGCTATAAAATTTGTCAACAAATGTGTTTGCAGCAGGATGTAATACACCTAAATTTATTTCTTCTGGCGTTCTTGTGTCAGCAATTGCTGTTTTAAATGCGCTGTTGTTTTTAATTAAATCAAATCTGTCTTTTGCAGATTTTCTAGCAGAATCGTAAGCGGTTTTTACAGGTGCGCTTGCATCAGACATTGGAGTGGATTCCAATGCGTCACGAACTTTGCTAACTGCAAACGCCACATTGTCTTTGCCAGCACGTTTAGCGGCTCTTTCTTCATTGCCAAGAATTGTTCTGTAATATTCAAAATCGTTGTATGACATATTGCCATTTGATTTTAGATCGTCCAAAATTCCTTGAATTTCTGGTGGCAAAAAACGATAAAGATTTGGATTTGCTTCTTTTAATGTTGCGTTAGCGGTGTTAACAAAATTTGACCCGCTTAATGGAAGTTCTCCACCATTTAATTCAGCAGCAGTTTTATATAAGTTGCTAGTGTTTTTACGCATTCCAACATCTTGTTGAACCATTGTTTCCAAAGCCATATTTGCGGCCTTAACAGGGTCAGGCTCATTTACATCAGGCGCAACTTTTTCTCTAATTTGTTTAAACGCATCTGACAACTTTTTAGGAATGCTTGCCAAATGGTCAGCCATTGCTGGGTTTTGCTTAATTGAGTTGTATTCTTCTGAAAGTTTGCCAAGGTCTTGAGATGCTTCACCTTCAGTAAGTTTGATTCCAAATTGTTCAGCCTTGACACGGTTTTCCAATTGTTGCGGGTTAACTTTTTCGCCTTGTGCAACAATTTGCTTGGTTGCGTCTTGCAACTCAGGGCTTGCGCGAGATAACAATTCAGCAATGCGGGCCGAATCAGTTGCAGCAGCAGCACCAGCAGAACCAGCAGGCGCAGTAGACATAGGCGCAACAGTAGGAGCAATAGGTGCAACCGGCTCCACGGGCGGCGTCAATCCTGCCTTTTTAGCCTCAAACGCTGCCTGCACATCAGCAATCTGTTGAGGCGTCATATTTGCGGGTTTACGCATGACTGCGGGCACTTCTGACGCTGGTCGGATGCCAGGCTGCACAATAGATTGCAATCCCAATGGTTGAGGCGGTTGTTTTATATTTCTTGCTTGCTCAGAAGCAGCACCAACAACAGGAGCAAACCCTGCGGCTTCGGGCAAACCAACAGGCGGCAATTTGCTTTGCTCAAACAATTGCTGAAGATTTTGGACAATTCCTTGTCCTTGTTGGGTGCGTGGTTGATACGTCAATGCAGAAACAACATCGCCAGCAACTTTACCGCCCGCTTGTATGCCTTCTTGTGTTCCGTATTTGCCGCTTAACAAAGTGCCGCCAATACCGGCAACCGCGCCAATTGGGTAAGCCAATGCGCCACTTGCAGTAGTTAAACCCGCTTCTCCTGCGCCGATAGCGTTAGCCAAAATGCCAGGGTCTTTAGGCCGCATAACAATGTTGTCAAATGCGTCTTGAAAGGCTTGACCAACTGCGCTTTTTTGTTTTGGTTGTGCGCCTTGGCGTTGCAAACGTGCTTGCGCTTGAGCGTTTACGTCTATGTTTGCTGGCGTGTAAGGTGCTTCTTCACCAGAAATTAATGCGCGTAATGGATCAGCGGATTTGGCTGGCGCACTAACTTGTGCAGTTTGCGTAACAGGCAAATTTGCTTTTTGAAGCGTTTTTTCTGCTTCTGCAATAGACGCTAAATTTTGCTGATGTAATGGGCTTCCAGGGACAAACTGAGGTGTTGATTCTTTTAACTGTTTTAATGTGTCCGCAAGGTCGTTATAACCAAGCATTGCTTCTTTGGTTAACTGACCACCTTTTTTTGCAGGCGCATTTTGAGCAGGCGCAGGCTGCTCATCACCAGCAATAAGAGAGCGCAAAGGATCAAAAGCCATTAATCCAAACTCCCTTTAGTTATGAGTTTCTGAATGTTATCGTATTTTTCAGCAAACAACTTACGGGCTTTTGGGTCTTTACCAAGCAAATTATTGATTTGCGCTTTTTGTTCTTGAGGGTCTGTAACATTGTGAAAAATGTTAATTGCTTGAAACACTTTGGAATCTGCGTTTTTAGACCATTCTTGTTGAAATTTTGCAAAATTGTTGTCGCCATTTTTTTGTGCAAACAAATTTGCAGCAGGCGCTTTTAACTGAAGTTCAGTTTTATTGGCATCAATGCGTTGCATGATGTTAAGCAAAACGTCAGGGTTGTAAGTTTCCGTTCCCATTGCTTTTGCTTGCAATGATTTTCCAGCATCAGTATCCAATGAACCGCCGCTTGATTGCATTTGAGCAATTTGAAGGTTTGCCAAATCTTTTGAAAGTTGTTGGTAATCTGAACTTCCTAACAAGTTACTTACATTTCTTACAACAGTACCAGGAGCACCACTTGTGTACCAAGAATCAGGTTTTAATTTTGTAATTGCAGTAAAGGATTCTTGAACATTTCTATTCATGTCTGCGGTATTGTTTAACCCATTAGTCAAAGCAGTTCGCAATTTAATGCCATTGGCTTGCGCTTCTGCCTCGCCTGGCAATGGAATATATTGCTGAGTTGTGCGCTTGGGGAAAGTAGGAGGAACAGGGGCGCTCAATCCAAATGCGCCGCCCATGTCTAACGGTTGTACTCCCCCTTGTGGCGTTGGCGCAGCAGCAGCAGGCGGTGTTTCTCCTTGCATACCACCAGCAGTTCCAACGGTAACAGTAGGTGTTTGATATGGCAAACGACCAGGAACTTGCGTAACTGTTCTGCCGCTGGTGTCGACCGAAACAGTAGGCTGAACGGCATTGCGTTTTTCCAATGCGGTTTGCGTTTGCCCTGCGGTGTTTGCCAAGTAATCAGCAAATTGACCAGGCTTGCCCAATGCAGTAAGCAAACCTGGCGCAGTCAATGCGTCTGCCGTTCTTTCGGGAATGCCAGCAGTTCGTGCAGAAACTTTGATTTCGTGCATGATGTCTGAGGCATCGCTAGATGTTACATTTTTTGGGTCTTTTAAACGTGGGTCGGTACGGAATCCATCAAGAATTTTGGCAAACGATTCGTGCATTCCTGAGTCGTATTTAAACCGAGAATCTAATGCTTCCACTTCTGCTTTTTGTGCTTGAGAACTAGCCGCGCTGATTCGAGGTTGAGCAGTACCCGCTGCAACGTTTGCTTCTGTTCGTGAGCGCTCAGATTCAGCCTGCGCTTTAGCAACGTCAGGATTAAACATGGCTTGCGCTTTTTGCAGTTCCAATTGACGTTGTTGCAAAGCCAATGGATTCATCTGTTGCGCTTGCTGGTATTGCTGCACACCCGATGCCATGTTCATCATGTCCGCAAGTGATGTTTGCGGCATGGCAAGATTGGTGTAGCCTGTGAAAGAGTCTGCCATATCTAATCCTTATTTCGGGGGAGCAAGTAAAGACGCAAGGAATGTGGAGTTTGCAAGGCCACTTGTGCCGCCTGCCAATGCCTGCGCTTTGCCAACTGCTGCTGCGGCTTGTGCGTTAGCCAATGCGGTTTGCAGATCGGTTGTGCCTTTGCCGTAAGACGTTCCAGCCGCTTGTGCGCCAGTGTTTGCGGTTTGACCCATTCCAGCCATTCCTGACAAATTGCCATAGATGTTTTGGCGTTGCGTTTGATAGTTGTTAAACGCATTTTGATATGCGTTGCCTGCATAGTCTTGCGTGTACTTGTTCAAGCCTTGCAGGGTATTACCCGACAACGCACCACCGCCAACGTTTGCAGCGCGTTGGTTTGCCATTTGCCCCTGTTGGAGCATGAAATCATAGTTAGGCGCCAATCCTTTGGCTAAGTCTGAAGCGTCAAATTGGTGCTGCAAGTAACCCGAGCCTGTGCCCATTGTTGTGGGTTGTCCCGTTGCTGGATCGTATTGCTGATATTGACCCGTTCCAAGCGCACCAAGTTGACTTAGGGCATTAGTTCCAGTTGTTTGATAAGGCTTTTGAAACCCTAATTGCTGGTTGTAAATGTCTTTCAATACGCCTTGCGATGCCGTATTTGCTGCTGTTGTAGCGTCCAATCCGGTGTTGATTGAACTTATAAGATTTGCAGAATTTCCCAATCCGGTAATACCTGACAACAAGGCGGCAAGTTGTGTTCCTGTAAGGCCGGTTAATTGAGTTAAGGTATCTAAAAGTGTTGGCGTAACTGGAGGAACTACTGGAGGAACAACGGGTGGAGTTCCTCCAGGAATAGTTATTGGATTTAAAGGCGTAACTGGCGGGAGAACCAAAGGCGGGGGAACATACGGAGGAGGAACTACCGGAGGAACTACCGGAGGCGTAGGAATAACTACAGGAGGTAACGGAGTAACTGGCGGGAGAACCAATGGCGGGGGAACATACGGAGGAGGAATAACGTCTGGAACAAGGGGAGGAGTTGTTATAGTTACTGGAGGTAAAACCGTTGGGTCTACTACTGGAGGCGGCAAAACGGGTGGCAAAACGGGTGGCAAAGGGATAACGGGTGGCAAAACCAATGGCGGCGGAACATACGGAGGTGGAATTACATCCGGCGCTAAAGGAGGAGACGATACAGTTACTGGTGCTAACTCAGTTGCACCAGGTGCAAGTGATGCAAGATTTGATAAAAGACTTCCAGAAGTTACAACTCCCGATGCGGCGGCAAGAGCCTCTGGCGTTAAAGCACCAGAAGCGGCACCATAAGCACCAGCAGAACCTGGCCCCATACCAGAGGCCACCATTTCATTTAATGATGTTACAGAAGGGGCAATAGCAGCGCCTAAACCAGTTCCAGCAGCCGCAGCAAGTGCTTGTGGAGTTAATGCGCCAGCAGCAGCACCATAAGCGCCAGCAGAACCAGGGGCTAAACCTGATGCAATCATTTCGTTGATTGAAGTTCCTGCGCCTCCAGCGCCTGCTCCCATCCCAAAATCACCGCCACCGCCAAACAAATCACCAACAGAAGGGCCAAACAAATCACCAAGCGCAGGAGCAAGGAAGTTAGCGCCAATCATTGACAAACCAATTGGAGCCAATGTTTTGATTGCTTCACCAAGGTTGCCACGGTTTACCAAGTTGGTAGGTGTGCCAGCCAAGTCAAGATATTGATATTGGCTTTTTCCATTGTCGTAGCGATAGCCAATAGGGGCCGCTTCAGTGTCAGGAACTTGATTACCCCCATGCACGGTTTTCATTGGGTACACCGGCTCTACGTCTGTCCCAATGGTTTGACGGGCGTTCTTTACCCAAGACGGCTCTGTAAAATCTGCCGCACTTATGGTTTTTTGTGTTGCTACCGGCGCAGTAACTGGTGATATAAAAGCCGCACTATTAGGCATTTTTTTGTCCTTACACGTTGTAGTACGGGATTTTATAAGCGTTGCCGTTAACGGTTACGTTTATAAACCCTACTGGGTTGGCTGGCAAGGTTGCTGACCCTGCGGTTGCCGTGGTTGCGCTTGAAAAATTAAGCAAATTGAGGAAAAACTGTTGCCATGCCCGAGTGGGGCGATTGGTGTTTGCATCCAAAAATACCGCTTGTGGATATGGATTGATCTGTTGTGTATTAGAAAGAGCCATTAGTTTTCCCCACTTGACGATTTAAGGTTAGCGGACACGATGACTGCATTTACAGGGTCAGACACCGCTACCTCAAACACCCTATCACGGGCCATGCCCAAGCGCCGCCAAATCGCACGATTCTTAAAACGACCCAATTGCCCAATGCTCACCCAATATTCTTTTGACCAAGTAGAACCACCGTCATTAGACCAACGCAGCATTGCTTTGGGGTTTGTGGTTGTTGTTGTGTCTGAAGTAATCAAAGGGCCAATAACGTATGTGTTAATAAAAGGAATTGTTAATGTTGCGCTGCTGGTAATTGTGTAATTTAAGCCCAAATAAATGGTGTTTGATGACACAATTCCAGGCGCATTTACAGACAATCCCGTAGTGCCAACACCAGGCTGGAACTGAATCTGCAATTCATCAAAGTATTGGCGTTGAAAGTCCGTAACCAAGTGAGGCGCACGGCGCAGTCTGCGGACGTTTGTGCCGTTGTCGGTGTAGTTCAGTTTGTCCAACGAATAGATTTTTCCGTTGGTGTAATCGCCGACTAGAACCTTGCCTTGGAAGGATGCAGAGCAATTGCTCCAATGACGCATATATGTGCCATCAGAGGCCATACCGAGCCATTTATGCCACATGGTTGTGGTGGCATCATAAGCCCATGTCAGATTCAAAGTCGGGAATGTTGTAACGTAGATTTCGTGGCCTTCAAGTTGATAGGTGTACGAAATAGCATCGTCAATGTATTGATTCGTTAAGGTATTCTCGACTGCATGGGTAGAAATCCTTTTAGGAATGTACCCTTCCATTTGCATGATCTGCGCTTGACCCCGATTGTTTCGGGAAACGTATGCAAAGGAATTGCCAAGGCGGGCAACCGAGAATTGGGCAGCAATACCGTGCTGGGTAGATGTTCCAGGGATACGTTGAAAAGGGAAAGGAACTGAACCAACATCCGTCCAAACCTCAGACGATGCCTCACCCATCAAATAGATTTCACGGTGGTCAACAATCAGAGCAACCAACTTATCAGGTGCGCCATCCTTAAATGCGTAAGACGTAGAGGACGAAATTGGGCTTAACAGATCAGACGAACCAAATTGCTGAGTGCCTGGGTTGTTGTAGACGAAATAATTGTCCACAATGTCCACCGATGTGCCGCCACTAAACGCACCATCAGAACTTGGTAAAACGCTGAAATTCAGCGCATACATTGTTATGCCGGTGACGATAGTGTGGGCGGTGCTGATCGTATAAGTACCAATTCCACCCGTTCCCGTGCCCAATGCTTTAATGATTGTTCCAGCCGTGATGCCTGCACCTTGTAAGGTTTGACCAAGGTAAATAGTCCCGCTTGCGACTGCGGAAACGGTAAGGGTTGTTCCCGCAATAGTTGCGGTAAACCGAGCGCCCACCGCCGCAGAAGTCATTGTTTCTGCTGCTACGGTTTGGGATAAATTGATTGTGTAAGTACCTACACCACCAGAACCAGAACCCAAGGCGGTAATCACAGTCTCTGCCGTGATGCCGATTCCTGTCAGCGATTGGTGGGCCGTAATCGTGCCGCTGCTGACTGCGGTAACCGTTAGGGTTGTCCCACTAATAGAGCCTGTAAAAACGGCGTTTGCTGGGCTTGAAATGCGCCATGTGTAGCGGTAGGCTCCGTCCACAATGTAAGCGTTAATTCCGTTGTCAGAAAGGCCAACACGACCCGAGGACGAATTGAGAATGCCTACCACGGTTGCAGACAAGTTTGACGTAAAGACGTAAACGTAGGAACCGCAAACCGCAATCATCTGACTGCCGCCCGACAAAGTACGCAGGCCGCGCACTTCGGCGTTGTTTAGAACCGCCTCAAGGGTTAGGCCAGGGGTCGGATACAACGCCACAACGCCCCGAACGCCACCCTCTTTGAGTGGGTCAATTTCGGGGAAAAAGTTAATACACTCCTGCGATTCTTGATAAATCGAGGGTGCTTCGTAACTTGGGCCGACAAATCCGAATTCGGGCATGACAGTCCTTTAGCGCAAAAAGCCGCCCGTGAGAATCCAGCCGGCATCTTTTGAACGTCCAGTGAGCAAAGCATCCTGATAACGCGAAACCATCTGCGGGCGCATATTGGTGCGTTTAATGGTCGCCTTGGCTTCGCCTGCAAACTTGGAAATCATGCCAATTTGCACGGGGCTGGCCTTGCCGTACATAGGCATCAGGCGTTCTGCAAGGCACCAACGCAGCGCGTTAACGTAGCCTTGCGGGATTCGCATAATGTCATACATCGTTGTAAAACGGGCAAAAATGGTGTCCGTAAACAAGTGCATTTCACCTTGAGACGGATTGGGCCAAACGCTTAGATTTCCCAATGTGTCGCCAGGGTTGTAATACAAAGCCTTGGGCCAAGGGCCATTAAGGGTCTTGAGGCCAATCAATGAGTAGTCATCAAGGGTTAGAACTGCCACGGGATAGTCGAGGCCACCACCAAGGATAGGCTGACCGTTGGACGTTGTGTTAACCCGCACAAATGACGAATTGACGCGCAAAGGTTTTTGGTAGTAACCCGAGATTGTGGTGCTGGCAACCGTCTGCGAAATGTTGACTTGGTAAGTGCCAACTTCCAATGTGTTACCGCCAGCCCCGCTGATAAACGACACAATGGTTGTGCCTGCGGTGATTCCTGTGCCGGCTAGGGTTTGATTAAGCGTAACTGCGCCTGACGCAATAGCGGTGATTGTCAGGATGTTGCCAGTGATTGAGCCGGTGAAACTTGCACCGACTGTGCCGCCTGGCCCGATTGTGTATTGGGTCTGTCCACTTACCACCGGAAAAATAATTTCCGTGAAGTTGTAGACCATCATATCTTCGTTAGACCATTGATCTAACATATCGTTAAGCATATCAAACGCATCTTGCGCCGCATCAGGCGTAGGCGTTTCACCGGCTTCTAGTGCGCCGATATCCTTTAATGCTCTTGAAACTATGTCAATTGGCTGTGCCATTGCTACTCCAGGTAAACACGGGCGGTTTCCACGGAGGCACAACAGATTTCGTCTTGCTTAGAAGCGCCAATTGTTCCTCTAGCCGTGATTCTATTACATTTTGCCCAAATTGCGTTGCGCCTTCTTTGATCCATTGAATCACTTGGCTTTCTTTTACGTCAGCGTAAGGCGTTTTTACATTGAACTTGTCAAACTCCCAATTTCCTTCAGTTTCAACTGTATTTTTGCCATCAGTTGCAGAAATATAATACTTGGCGTGGGTTATTACCTCATCTTCGGAAATAACCTCAAGAATTTTCCATTTTGCAATCATGGGGCATCAGGCCAAGTCACTTCCCAAGGAAATCCGCTTTGTTTGGTCAAATCGCGCAAAGCCTGACGATAAGCCGCCCAAGTGGTTTTATCTGCTGTGCTATCAGCCAATTGCGTCCAATCGGATTCTGCCAATTTTACGTTGCGAGAATCACGCATAGACTTAGATTGCTTGGCATCTTTGGCGGCTTGGTATGCAGCCTCTTGTTCGGCAGCGGTGGTTTCCTCATCAACAAACACAGGGCCAAGGGTGTACTTGGTGTACCACTTACCGTCAATCTGCTCCACGCCGCTGCGCTGGCTGTACTGGTAGCGTGTACCCGTTGCTTGTGGGCCTTCCAGCAATACATCCACGCCCAAGGCTTCAGCAATCTCAGGAGTCAGGATTTCATAAGACGGGCCGTTGTTGGCTTGCAGGTAGGAGCGTAACTCACCCTCATACATTACTGCGCCGGTTTCTCTGATTCTGATTTCCATGATGTGTCCTTATGCTATTGCGAGGAAGATGTAGGTTGCTGCGCTGGTGTTTATTGCAGCCAAGATAGTAGCGTTAACAGCAAACCCAGTTGTGACTGTAGTAACGGAACCAAGGGTTGCGGCTTGAGCCGCTGTGCTGTTCATAAGCAAATACGGGTCAGTCAGTGTTGTCATGCCACGGGCAGTGTCGTAGGTATACCAATCACCAGTTGAGTCTGTGCGCTTAATTAGGACAAACCTTGCGCCGCCTGTGAAACCGCAATTAATAGTTTGCGTTGTACCGTTACCTGTGTATGTGCCTACCTTAGAAACACCGGCAAGGGTTGCAAATAGGTAGGTAACGTAATCCGAGGACGTATAAAAATATCCTGTCGGTATTGTTATTGTGGTAGATGTTGCTGACCAAGTTGATGTGCCGCCACCACCATAATTGGTTGCGCCGTAAACATTTTCAAGAAACATATACTGGCCGGTTGTCAAACCAGAACTACCAATTACAAACCAATTTCTTCCCGCGCCATTTCTTGGTTTTAAAATAATTAACTCAGGGGCAACACCAAGATTGTGGTTTTGGGTAACTGGGGATGAAATTGACCCCGGTGTTGTAAAACAAACTTCATCAAAAAAGCCAGGGGCGCGGCGAAATGAATACAAAGCGTACCCAATATTTCCTTCACCGTTATTATTAAAATATCCATTTGCTGGAATATAAGCCGCAGTGCTGTTATCAAAATTCCAATATGTAGTACCATAACTTGATGCAGCGTTTGTGTTATATGTTGATAAAACACTTAATCCACCGCCTGTAAGCCTACCTGTGTTATAAAAACCATATGAAGTCAGCGTGTATCTTGGGCGATGCAAAACCATATCAGACGGAAAACCACCACCTGTTAATAATGGGGTAGATGTTGGCTCTGAAGTAGCGGTTGTAGGACTAAAAACCTTAGTCGCATCCGTAGGCGTTTTCATTGGCCCACGGCGTATTGCTATGTAAATGTAAGTATCGGAATTAGTGTTAACTTCAGTATTGGTTGAAGTAATTTGAAAACCTGTGGCAGTTGGA